AAACGCGCTTGTTTTTTCTTCAGTCATATCAATACTCCTTTCGATCTGTTTGTAGACTGTAACCTTTTTCGTATTTCCTAATTTCCTCTGGTGTCATATCCTGTTCAACAACAATATCACGACCCAAATTATCCAACCAAATATGTGGGTTTCTAGGTCTGCAATAGTACTTGTCGGCTGCACCTCGCATCTCTGCTAGTTCTTGTCTTCTACTCTGTCTAATTTCCACTGTAGTCTCCTTCTGTTATGTATTGAATTTACTTCATATATCTCAATATTTGAATTTTCATTTGGAAAATGTCTTTTACTCTGATTACATAGCCAAACACAAAACTCATAGTCATGGTATTTGCCGCAGTATTGTCCATCTAGATATACTTCATAATGCACTGATACCCTCCTTCTGTTTATCTGCTATGTCTAGAACTCTATCCATATATCTAGCTAATGCTACCGTCATATCTTCTATGGTTGCTTTGTCTGCACACTCTCCAATTGTATCCCATGCATGAGCTTTAGGTAGTTTCTGGATTGTCTTCTTTTCTTCGATCACCTCTTGTGCAGCAACATCAATTGCGCCTGTGAAGCTATTGAGCCACTTAAGTAAATTAGGTTTGTCCGTTGGCACTTCAACCATAGTCGCACCAATCTTCTTAGCCTCTGCCTGAGTGCCTACCCACTCACCAACTTTGTTCATGTATAATCTCATTTTATCTTCCTATAACTTTCTGTCTAACTGATTCGTACTCTACATCATCTATCAGTTTGGTCAAGTAATCTTTTATGACCTTCACATCATCTTTCAACTGGTCAATGTCGTTCTTGGCATCTTCCAGATATTCAAATAGGCTGTTTATCTTGTCCTGTTTAGTCCACCCCATATCACCTTCACATGTGTGGTTCACGTTAATGCCACGCTCAACATCCTTGCGAAACCCCTCTGCCCTACAGATAACCTTGTGTAGGTCGTTGTCGATATCTTTAATTTGTCTGATTACCATTTCCATTTTATTTTCTCCTTATTTCCACTGTAGGTATGAACTGATTCGCAACCAATGTCAAATCCTAATTTCCACTGGAGGGGGTCACTCTTAATTTCCACTGTGGGGGGCACTCTTAATTTCCACTGGAGGGGGGTGTGGCAAAAATACCACAGTTCATGATTCGTTCTAATTTCATGATTCGTTCCTGATTCGTTCCGTTTTCCTGATTCGTTCTTGATTCGTTCTCCAGTGTGACAATTCTGCAACGATTCGTAAAATAATTTTACTTGACACGATATTTTCTTGACTCGACCATACGAATCAGATAACCGACCAAACGAATCGGTATGATCAAATTGCATAGCTGATACAACAAAATTGCATAGGTCAGAGGTATGATCAAATTGCATAGGTAACATTCCAAAATTGCATACCGATTCTGCCACAACAAAACCAGTGTGAGTCAAGTCATAGCTCCTATGCAGTTTTTGCATATGTGACAATTTAACACTTGACAAGCCAGATTCACCTTTTGTTCTCATTTGGTTCTTTGTTCACTACAGATTCATGATTCGTTCTCGGTTTTTGGTGTGTCAAGCGAAAATTTCGATTAGAACAAAAGTGAACATTCGATATTAGCGCCACTGAGTGCATAGAATCACTTTTTATGGATAATGAGTCATGAAACTGGTTAAGCTACTCAGGGAGCTTGTACGGGCTTTTTAGGGCCTATTGACCCTATTTGCGAATCATACTAATAATTGTGGCACAACAAAAGAAACGGAGTCGAAACAATGAAAATAACAATAACAATAGATGATCAAAAAATGGGTCTAGATGATTTTGTAGAGAGATGGGCTTGGGGTTTAAACAGTATTACATATTTAGGAAATGATATGGCAGAACACGACGAACTTTTAAATATGCAGAGTCGCGTAAAAGAATTGGCGGTTAAAAGGTTTTTTAATCTTTACGAAAAAGAGCAAGCACAAATAAAAACGGAGTCAAAATAATGGGAAATAAAATCATACACATAATATTATTAACATGCGCTGTAATATCTGGATTCTTGGTGGTGATAGCGCCCCAAGTTCTAGATAGCGATGAAGCTTTAGCACTAGTCGTTTCTGGATCGGTAATAATGTTCGCAAGTTTTTTTATTGCATTTTGGGGGATCGAATAATGGAATTTAAGTGTGAAATAAACATGGATAATGACGCATTTGCACATGATCCAGAACAAGAGTTACTTAGGGCTATTAAAAACATCTCAAAAGATATTCAAGACTTTTGGCACACAAAACGAATGAAAGCAATTTGGGATAGCAACGGAAATAAAATAGGTAAATGGACAATAGGGGAGTCAAAATAATGAATAAAATTAGCGATTCACGTTTACAATTCGTTATTTGGGATAACTCTAGTGAAGAGTCTTTACGTCGGGCAGAAGCTCGAAAAATTGCGCTAGAAAATAAAGGGTATACTTTAGTAGATCAAAGCGAAAGTAATTTAACCTACGTTTTAATAGATCGTACAAAAAGGAGTCAAAATAATGTTACATGAGAGAAAAGCAAAAGAGTTGTTAAAAAGAATTATCAAACACGCCCAACTAGATAGATCAATTTTTGTAGTCGTTCGGGATGAAGAGGGTGAGAAAATGAACGATACCAATAAGATTGACGAAATTATTGATTGCATCTTTTCTGTTGATGTTTGCGAGGTTTACTTTGTTGATAGAGTAAGACGCGTCAACAAGGGATGGATAGTTGTAGTTTTAGAATATGAGACGTTACCAGAAGAGATTATAAGCGATTATTCGGTTAATGATTATATTGACGAATTAGTTAAAATTGGGGAGTTGGCGCTATGAGTAACGGATACATAATTTATGAAGGCCCATCCTTACTTGATAACAAGCCTATTGTTGCAATAGCTACAATTGATAGTAGCAACAAGAAAACTGGCGCAATGGTTCAAACATGGATCTTAAGAAGTGACATAGATCCAGTAACAGCGTCTAGAACTGGTGAAGACTACAGCATATGTGGCAATTGTCCACATAGGGGAGTCGCTAGTGATAAAGACACTGGACAAGCTTTAGATAGGACATGCTATGTCAATTTAATATTCGCACCTAACAACATCTATAAGAGTTACAAGCGCGGCATATATAAAGACGCCAGAACACACAAACAAACTAGGGCAATAGGTTTATTGCGTGGTGTGCGTTTAGGCTCTTATGGTGATCCTATGGCCGTCCCTAAATACATTTGGGATAGCCTAACCTGTTCAAGTGAATATGTGACCGCATACACTCACCAAGCAAATACAATGCCAGAGTCGATAATGACAAGTGCCGATAATCTAGAACAGGCAGAGTCGGCATGGAGTCGTAGTGAGAGAACGTTTAGAGTCATTAGCTCAATTGATAAACTGGTGAAAGGTAAAGAGATTTTATGCCCTGCATCTAAGGAGGCAGGAGAGCGTGTACAGTGTGCACAATGCAAGCTTTGTGGTGGTGCATCCGTTAAAGGTAAATCGGTTGCCATTGTGGCGCACGGTACGTCCAAACGGAAAGCAAAAGAACTAGTAGAATAGTATATACTTTTATAGAATGACTCCCTCAACTGGCGACTCTTCGGAGTCGTCTTTTTTTGTTGCCTACTCAATATCTTATCAAGTGTTATAGTATAACATATCACTTTTGTTTACTCTTTTGTGATCACGAAATGATTCGTGTGGGTGTTGCCGATTCGCTCGCCTTGTCAAGTAAAAACCTTTGTCAATACCTAATTTTAATCTTATGTGTTGTAATTGTGCAACATGGTTAAACTTGTGACATTTTTGCAACAGTTTGGAATAAATCTGCCCCGAATCTAAAATAATGCTTGACATTAGGTGGGACCCTCCTTATAATACGCAAAGTGATTCGGTGGGGGTGTATCCACCCATATGTCCAAAATAAAAAATTTGGTAACGATTCGTACCTGTGTGTCAACAAAAAAGATTCGTTAGAAAACAGTGGTTTATAAAAAAAATAAAATTTGTGTGTTACAAACAACAAAAAATGTTGATATATATAAGTAGAGATACATACTTAAGTATAATACTTAAGTTTTAAACTTATAAATATATATACATATAGATTATAAACTTATAAATAATAATTCGTAAGTATAATACTTAAGTATACAGAAAGTTTTCTTTGTTGATCTCATTCAACCAGAACAAACTGTACCAATAGCTCACTTGACAGAGTAAAGTTCTGCCGATGAGTGGGATCAACCAATTAAACTACGTGAAGAATATGGATAAGAAACCACCACTTCCTTACAGTGAACTTGTTGCTAAGAAGATAAAGGATGGCATCCGTAATGGTGTGTCTGTAAAAGACATCATGGGATCTATTCAGAAATATCAATATGCTCCTAGTTCTACTGCTACGTTGTATAAGATCTATGGAGAGTTGATTGCCGAAACTCGTGCTGATGTTGTTGGACAAGTCGGCTCTGTTATTGTGCAGCAAGCTCTAGATGGTGATTTTAAAGCTGCAGAGTTTTACCTACGTTCTAAAGGTGGTTGGTCACCTACACAGACAATCAATGAAGTTGAGCAATCAGAAGACCCCGATACTGATGAAGGTGCTATCGACACTTTGATGATGTTGTTAGGCAAGAATGATC